ACGGGTCAGCAGGTAAGCGTTACACAGAAAGCGATTGATTCCGCCAAGGAGCTTGCAAAGGCTTACCTGAAGGCGGGAAGTGCTGTTACCGCGATGAACGCGCCCCAGCCGCAGGGCATAGGCTCGCAGGCCGAGCGCTATTACAAGGGTGTTGTAGATGAAGCGCAAAAGCAGGCCAAGAAATTTGGCGAACAATTCTCATACGCATTTTCCGAAAATGGAATGATCTACAGCTCCGGCACTCAAGAAGCAGACAACAAGATCCGGTCGTGGTATAGCGACGAAGAGCTTGCCGGCATTATGAAGATTGAAAACGCTACCAATATGTCCGCAGATGCCTTCTTTGAAGCATCTGAAAAGGCAACTTATCTTGAACGCACACTGTCCGCTATCGGTAAGCAGGCGAGCCAGGCCGAAAAAATGAAGTGGTACGCGGAAGCGCTCTCCATGGCCTCCTCCGGCCCCCGTGGGTCGCTTGATTACAACACAAAGCTGATAAGCCTTGACGAAGGGCCACAACGCCCGCCCGCTGATTATATGGATGACGCACGGAGGCTTGCAAACAAGCAATCTCTCGACGTGTTTAGCGGATGGGCTGGTGCAGAGGGCGCTATTGACCAACTGGCCGCCGAGCTTGCAGATGCTGATGCCTTCGCAAGAAACCTCAGGGGAAGCATCGATGGTGTCAGAGACAGTGTTGGCAATGTTGTGATCGATGACAGTAATCCTTTATCGGCCAAAAACTGGGAAGCTTTGCATGATCAAATCCTGGGATCTACGTCCTCGCTGAAGGTTTACGGCTCAGAGGCTCAAAAGCTTGCAGACGCCTACAAGGCCTTGGGTGGAGGCGATCAAGGCGCACAGGCCGCTGCAGACGGACAAGAGGCGGTGAACACTGGCCTGGATGATGCCATCCAAAAAACACAAGACCTTTCCGCATCATGGGAAAGCGTTTACGATGCCATCCTGAATTCCGCTGATGCCCTGAAGGTCTACTCGGCACCGCCCACAACCCGATGGGCTGGAGGCTTCTTGGACGCGGGGCAATCCGCCGTCGTGAACGAGCTGGGGACCGAATCCTTCCTCTCTCAATCCGGCGTGCTCTCATTGATCCGAGCCCCGCGATTCGGCACTTGGGCGCCACCATCCCCCGGCATGGTGCTACCAGCTGGGATCACCTCTCGGCTCGACGCCATGGGCGCCTTCGATCGCGGGGGCTCGCGGGTCGGGCCAGCCTTGGCCGGCGCGATGCCACTCTCTCCAGGGGTGGGAGGTGGTTTCACGGGTGTAGCCGATCGCCTCGAACGGCGCATGGCCAGCTTGGAGGACGCTATGCGGACCTACCGCCCCATGGACGTCCAGGTTCACACGCCATCCAACGCGGGCCTTCTCCGCACTCTCCAGGGCCTCTGATGATCACCATTTCCTACGGCAACGCCAGCTTCACATTCCCCAACCTCACAGAGCACCCCTACGGTTACGAGGAGGGCGACGTCCGGCGCGGGCGATCGGTGAGGCGCTGGCAGGTGACCGGCATCGTCAGGCCGGCTGATGCGGCGGTGGTCACCGGAATCTTTGAAGCGTGGAACGCCGCAAAATTTCTGGAGGATGACCCCATCCGCACCGGGGCCGTTGGCGCCACCGTCGCATTCTCGGGATCCTCGCCCGGCTATTCGTGGTCTACGCCTGTGCCCTGTTGGTTCGTGGGCGCCCCATCCCTCCCCCTGGCCGGCGCCTACGTGCGTCTCAGCTTCGCCCTTGCGGACGCGGCGCAAAGCCTTGCCGTGCTCCTGCGCCAGGGGGAGGAGGAAGCGGAGCAGTTTGACGCGCTGGGTCTGGGCACGAGGACATTTGGTGGCGCTGTTGTCAACCTGACGGCTGATCCCTCGGACTTTACCGACCTGCCAGGCGCCAGCCTGTCCCCTGGCGGTCGCCACATCATCACGGGGCCGCTGGCGCCAACCGAAGTCGAGCGCATTCAGGGCTATGTCACCGCCGCCAACAAGGTGACGCTTGAAACCTGGCTGAAAAACACCATCGCAACAACTCCATCCACTGGCGCATGGTTCCCGATTGAATGGACACAACCTGCAATCCGAAGGCGAAGCAATAGCGGAACAATTGCAAACTTCTATGATGTAGCCTTTACTGTAGTGAAAAAACGATGAATGATCTTGACACACGCGCCTACACCTACTGCAACCTAGGCCCTCTCGCCTCCGATTCATCCGTCGCATCGGACCATGCCACGGGTGGGGCCGGCGTGGTGAAGCTCCGAGGCACGATCAACCTGGCCGGCGTCTTCCGCCCCGCCCCAGGCGCCGTGGTTGAGCTGGCCTACAGCGATGGCCAAAACTGGCTGGCACGCCTTCCCGTGCGCCTCAGGGTGTTGTCGAGCGTCTGCAATCCGCTGCAACGTGATCCCGTCACTGCCGTTTCTGTGGGCTGTGACCTGGCCTACTACGAAGACCGGAAGGAACCTCCCCGCGCACTCACCGCCCGGGATCTCAACCCCTTGGAGCCTGAATTCGTCTGGCGTGTTGCCGTCCCAGCAATCTCCGCCGCCAAGCTAGTCGAAAATATCCTCTCCGCCCTTGGCCTTGATTATATCGGGCCGATACCACTCACCAACCACCTGAGCGCCGATGAATTTGATATGACAGCAGGTTATGTCGAAGAATTAAGCAAGCTTTGCGCATCAGAGCAGTACATCGCACGGATGACGGAAGATGGAAGGGTGCAGTTCATAAAAAAGGCGACACCCCTCGGCGCTGCAAGGCTGTTCACAGAGGATCATTTGATTGAGCTTAACCCGATTAACACAGGGGAGTTGCCAGGGGAGGCAGTCTTTGCAAAATACACAAGCACCATCCTGAATCCTCCAGCAAGTCCAGGTGACGAGTTTGAGCGCGAAAAGCGCAACTGGGAGCGAGAGTCTTCCGCTTCGGCCGGTGTTTATACACACACCTGGACAGATTATCAAAGGGTTGATACTGGCACAACAAAGCAAGTGCGCGATCCTTACGGGTATCCCTTATTTTGGGTTGCCACTGGAGATCCAATACTGGAACCAGTGTCAGAGGTGAAGGCTTTCCCCAGGGAGCAGGAAATCAATTACATCAGATCTTCACTTACTCTTACCAGTTATGACACTAAGGACCGAGTAGTAAAGCGTGTTACATCAAATAACGATCAATGGGGAGAGTCGCGTACTGAGAATTACTACACCTATGTTGACGCAACTTCTGGTGGGCAATTTTCTACGGCAAGAGAAAATCGGATTGATTACGGGCAGATTGTTTCCGAGCGAACGGTTGAGTATTCACCGCTTGGACCGCTCAAAATGTCGCTTGGGGCTCAAGCCAATTACTACGAGCTGCGCACAAGTGGCAGTTATCAATCACTCATAAGAGAAGTTTTCTATTACAAGAATGAAAACTCGGGCATTACGCGCACCGTGACGAAGACGTATGTGGCGTTCATCGACACACCGGATGGCGGTGAAGTTATCTCAAGGCTTCGCAACGGGCGCCAGCCGTGGGAGTCGGTGGAAGGCCTGATCCCCATTGCAACACGCCTGGTACCAGAGGCGCCAGAGGTGCGGATCAGGACGGAACGTGAGTTCGGCGTACAGCGGCGGCCACTGGAAGCTGATCGCACGGCAGACGCGAACCGGGCACTACCTAGCGCTGTTGACTATGCCGAAACGGTCTGGCTGATTGGGTCCGCAGCTTCGCAAACATCTGTAGAACTAAGCCCGCCATATACATCAGATGACAGAATAGTCTATGCAAACAATACTTACACCGTTGTCAAGAGCGACGCCAGCAGCAAGGCAATGCTCTACGCGCAAAACGAAAACAGGCTGCGCCTCGGCTATCGCAATGGCGTCGGGATCCAGGTTCTACCTGAAACACTGCCCCTTCAGCCGCTTGCCCTGGTCTACATCAGGCTGAAGGGTTGCACGGGCGCTTTTTTGGTTGATGGCGTCACCTGGAACATCGCCCCATCCGGGGTTACGGCCACATGCGACGCGCTGTTCTGGGGCGCTGTTGATGGCGTCGCCGCAAACGCATGGTTCCCCCTGCCACCTGGCGCCACGTCCCTGCCCGCAACGACCGCAACCACGACCAATGCCAACCCGGCACCGGCCAACGCCATTGCCATCCCAAACGGCTTCAACTTCAGCAACCCAAACCTGACCACCCTTTTTGCATCGCTGCCAACAGGGCAGGCGCCAGTCCACGACGTGACAATCTCTCCGGGCTCATTGCTGCCCCCCTACCAGGCGCGGGTCTCAGTGCTCGCGGGGGTGGGCGTGGGTGCCGTTGCCAACCGCGTGAATTATGGAACTAGCCAGCCGCGACAGGTCATCGCGGGGGTGGGCGTGGGCGCCTTTGCTCAGCGCCGAAACGCCAAGAGCGTGCTTGCCGGCATTGGCGTTGGTGCCTTTGCGGAGCGGTCGCAGGCGTCATCCAATTTTGAAGTGACATGGACAAACACGGATGACGTGGATCCTAAATATATTTTGCAGTCGCCAACATTTGCTTCAACAGCAACCACAAGCACGATGACGCTCTACTATGATGGAGCACTGATAGAAGAATTAGGGTTTTATGGCTCTACTTTCACACTTATCTATAACGGCTCGATTAGCAGCATGTCGGTTCAGTGCCTGATCAATGGGCAATCCTATCCCGACGTGGTTGGCTTCAGCCTGTCTGGCAGCTTCCCGGTACAAGGCTCCCCGCAGACGCCAATCCTAGAGCTTTTTGTGAATGGAGGATTCCCTGAAGTGACCAACCCGCAAACGTTCACCATCATCGTCACAGCAACCAAAGCCACCTGATCCGGGAAAACTGAGAGCAAAGATGGCAAGCCATGGCTCAAGCGGTTCAGATCACGCCCTTCACCGACGAAAAGATCTACAACAGCATCCTTGCCGGCAAGCGTGCACGGATGTGCCTGGCCGTCAACTCAGGATCCCTTGGCATTGCGTCAACCACGGCGCAATGGGACGCGGTGGAGCTGTCTGGCAACGGATACGCACGCCATGAATGGACAATCCCCAGCGGCTCCTACAACAACACCACGGGGCGCTTTGAGGCCCCCGGCCGGCTGTGCGAGTTCTCTGCCTCGGCCAATGGTCAGGGCCTGACGTGGAACACTGCTTATATCGTTCTCGGAACGATTAGTAATAACGTTACAACGTGGGACACGGGTGTTTTTGGTATCATCGTTGAAGCGTCTAGCGTGATTGTTCTTCCTGGCGCTCCGCCGATGTCATACGATCTTGATTATTTTACAAACGGTTTTGAAGTCACATCATGACTTCCAGGGTCACTGTACGCATCCCTCCTGAGCTGATTGAATCGGCCAGGTCCGTGCAGTATGCCAACAGGAGGCGGCTTGCGGCGCGGGATCTTGAGGCGGAGATCATCAAAACCGTGAAACAGCGGGTAGATTCCGCAAAGCGTGCTGAGCCACTGCCAGATGATCTTGTTGGTGGCCAGCTTGAATTCACAAAAAGGAAGAAGCGAAAGATTGAGGCAAGACGCAGGCGGCCACGGCTTGGCTTCCTGTTGATTCCGAGTGCTGATTATGACAATCAGCTCAGGCTCCCCGTGTTGACCGAGTACGGGGGGCAGCAGTATGCAGTCACCCCAAACAATATCCCGTTTGAGTTGGTAAATGGCAAGCTCATGGCAAAGTCGCATCCAGCTGTGCCAGACGCCATAGGCCCCGCCGAAGGGAATCTCTTTTCTAGTCAGCTGAGTTATGCTACCCCGCCGACAGAAGAAGCGTTCTCTGTTTTTACTGCTGAATTTTTTGTTTCGCTTGATGCTGGAGCACAACAAAACCCCATAATTCAAGATATGGGAAATGGAACCGAAAAACTTACAACATACGACTCTGTCTTTCTGTTTTTTTTCAACCAGGGATCTACGATTCTGCCAAACATAAACTTTAGCAAGCGCTTAAACACCGAACAAGGCTGGAACGGGGGCTTGGGGCAGTCGTGGGGTCTCGTCGGATCGAACCAAGATACACTGCTGACGCAAGGCGGCGGAGAATACCACGTCGCCATGACGCAATCTGGAAATACCTTCCGCATTTATTTTGACGGCAACCTTGTGCGTACATATCAATCTGAAACTGCTTACAATTTGCCTGTAGGAGCATCTTTAGAGTCTGAATTTTCTGCCGCATCGTTTCGAGTTGAAACTTTGCGATACCAGGGAGGTTCAGCACCAATTAGCCGTTTTTATTATGCTGACACGCCAAGGTCAGGCTTCCGCTGTTACCGGTTTACACCTGGGCAAGCCCTTTACGCGGGCGATTCCTTTACCCCGCCAACCTCAATCACGGATCTAGCGTGAACACTCGGCCGACCGAAGCACAGGACATGGCGGCGCTTGTGCAGCTCGCCAATCGACAGCGTCTCCTCCAGCGGCAGGCGGAAGAGCGGGTCATCACCAAGGCCGTGCGGGAAGCGCTGAAGGGCTGACCGGGAAAACTGCAGAGCAACTTGCACCGGACGGGCGATCCGCCGGCACCGCATGAAAACGAATTGGTTTGATCAGCTCCTTGGCGCCGCTGATGAATGGCAGCAGCCATGGGCAAGCGTGGAACCTGATCCCGCTGGGGATGGCGAAGGGGGTGGGGGTAGCGGCGAGGGCGAGGGCGATGACACCCCTCTAGGACCCATCGGGGAGAAAACCCTTCGAGATGAGCGGGCGCTGCGGAAATCTCAGGATGCTGAGCTGGCGAAACTCAGGGCGGAGCTTGCGTCAATGAAAGGCCTTGTTCCGCCTGAGGTTTACCAACAGGCACAAGCGGCGGCGGCGGCGGCGCAGCAGCAAGTGGCCGAGCAAAGGCAAGCGAGCGAAGCCGAGCGCAAGCGGCTTGAGTTAAAGGCCGACGAACGGGTAAGCAAGGCTGAGGCCCGCGCTCAAAAGGCCGAAAATGATCGGGTTGCCTTGCTGGTCAAGACTGCCGCGCAAAACCTGTTCATCGCCACGGAGGGCCGCGACGGCGGCGATGGAAGCGGCCTGACCTATTTCGATGCCTGGTTTGCTTTCCATGGCTCTCGCCATATCCGGGTTGATCCGGCCACCGGTAGGCACTACATCGTTGACACCGACGGTGATCCGGTGAAAGACGGCGAACAAAACATTGATCCCGTCAAGTGGCTCAACGAGCAGGCTGACAAGTCGAGCGTCATCGGGAACTTTTTCAAGGCCAAGGGTGGATCAGGTGGGGGCGGGCTTCAAGGCGCTCGCGGGGTGCGCGGGGTGCAGTCCCGCTCCGTGGAGGCAGCCCGCGCCACCTCTGGCAGCGCGTTCCTGTCCGAGCACTACGGCAACTGAGTCGGACCGGGAAAACTGCAAGTGATCCATGGCGCGATGCCTGCAGATCACTTGCCACCGGCGCGATGCCAGGGCACTGACCATCACCAGCGCGGACGACCACCAACGCAAGGCGCGATGCCAAGCCAAGGACCTGCCCCTGTCTGGACCTGCAACTTCCTTCAACCCTTCCGCATTTTTGACCCGTGGCATCCACAACTCTTTGGGAGCAGTTTGCGCTCCGCACCCAAGCCAACGCCTCCGGCTTGGAGCTTGGCGTTCGCGCCATCCTCAATACCGGCGAACTGGCCCCGGTGATCCCCTGGGTTGACACCCAGGGCGGTGCCTACGTCTACGCGATGGATGACGAGCTGCCCGATTCGCAGCCTCGCCTGTTTGATGAGGCCAACGACGACACCCAGGGCAGCACCGTCACTGAAGCCGAGGTCCTCAAGATTTACGGCAAGGACGTCAAGACGGACTCCAGCAAAATCGCTCTATTCGGCGCTAATGCTCACGCTCGCCAAATCGAAGCCTCGGCCCGTGCCCTGCGCATGCGGATTGAGCGCGATTTCGTGAAGGGTGACGCCAGCCAGAACAACGGCCGCGAAATGGACGGCCTTCGCAAGAAGATCACCGTCGGATCCTCCCAGGCTATTGCCAACCACGCCACCGGCGCTGGCTTGAGCTTTGCCGCTTTGGATGACCTGATTGATGCTGTGGACGGCCCCAACAGCATGAAGCGCCTGGTAATGGGCAAGAAGATGGCCCTCAAGTTTAACGCCGCTTCTCGCGCCGTTGGTATTTCGGGCACCGTTGATTTCAGGCTCAACGAACTGGGCCGTTCGGTCATGTTCTACGGAGACGTGGAGATCATCCGCACCGACGTAGACAGCAAGAACGTCGCAATTCAGGGCTTTGATGAGGGCTCCAGCTCTAATACCACCAGCGTGTACTGCGTCTCCATGGGCGAAGGGCTCGTATCCGGTGTTCAGGGTCCGTCCCTGACCGCTGATGGCTCAATTCAGCCCGGCCTGACCATTTACGACGTGGGCGAGTCCCCTAACACCCCAACCCGGATCACCCGGATCTCTTGGCACGCCGCCATGGTGATTGAGAACAAGCGGGCCGCCGCCCGTCTTTACAACATCACCAACACTGCAATCACTGCCTAATTGGTTTACCTTCGTCCTTCATTCCCCTTTTGACCCATGCCTAAGGCAACTGGCCTTGCAGCCCGCAAGGCGTATTTCATCGATCGCGATTCCGTTCTCCTCGGCGCCGTGCGTGCTGGCGAGGGGGTTGCGGCCGAAACCCGCACCGGGGCCGCCCGGCTCCTGCCGTTCAAGCTTAACACCTGCGACTTCTTCAAGATCGTGGCCGTGGGCGCCCTCAGCAATGCCGCTGGTGGTTATCACATTGAGGTGGCCCATGTGGCTGCCGGCGGTGCTGTTGGCGATGCCAATCCGTCCGGTTATTCCAGGATCGGCAGCATCGTGTTCAGTGGCACCGATCAAACCGAGGTCGGCTTCTCCGGTGCCCAGGTTGAAGCCTTGGTGAAAGCTGCGGCTTCTCCCTCCATTACCGGAGATGTTCGCGTTGTCGCCCTTCGACTGGTCGCTGGCGCTGGCGGTGCCGGCAACCTGGCCGCCCCTGCGAACGCCACCGGTGCAACGATCCACATTCAGCGCGGCTGATCGCCCTGCTGTGTCCACGGGGAGGCCGAGGCCTCCCTTTTCCTATTAGAACCCAACCCATGGCCCACCTTGCGCTTTACAGCTTCTCGCCGGGTATGACGCCGGAGCAGCAGCAAGCCCTGATCAGCGGTCAGCGGGAGCCCGAGGAGGCTGCGCCTCAGGCGACAGCAAAGGTGCCTCAAGTCAGGCTCCGGCGCCGAGCCCACACCGGTCGCGGCACCTTCCAGGCGGACGACCCTGCCACGCCAGCCGTGAACGAGGCCTACGAGGGGGCGCCGGATCTCCGTGCTGAGGCCAAGCCAGGTCGGGAAAACTGAAGCAGAGGAGATTGGCCGATGGCCTGGGTCGAAAACGAAACATGGGACGCAGAGCAGGGCATTGATGCGCTCAAGATTTTTGAGTTAATCGCAAATGCAACAACCAATGAGCCATGGCAATTCACTGGATATGACGTAAACGCCACCGTCTACGATGATAAAGGCCGCGTCAAATATCCGGTCACAGTTGTTGCTAATGCCACACTTGGAACCGTACGCTTAATTCTTCCTGAGGCAATTGTTAATACGCTAAAGGTTGGCGGGTCATATCGGTACGATTGCCTGATGATTCCACCAGGAAGTGCCTTGGCTGACGATAATTTCCTGGCCACCGGCTCATTCACCGTGGCCTTGCGTGCCAGCAGGAGAGATACATGAGCTGCCCTGTCGTCGTGCGTGTTTTGGTGCCGGGAGGCCCTGCCGTCGTGCGCGTGGTAACGCCAGGCCCTCCCGGTACATCCACTGGTGGCGGCGCGGACCTCAGTGACGCAGACCCGCTCCCAGTGGCTACCGTGGCCAATCCGGGGGACTCAGGGGAGGCTAGTCGAGCCGACCATGAACACGCGCTACCCGCCGGCCAAACCCTGCTGGCGGCGACGGACAAGATCGCCTGGGATGCGGCTGCATCCAGGGTGGCGCAGCTTGGCGAAGACGATTCGCCCACGTTCGCCGGCCTCACGGTCACCGGCACGGCCATAGCCGCCCAGTTTGACGGCAACCTGACCGGGGCGGTCGGCAGCCACTGTCGCAATGTCTCGGGTGTCGCGCTGGCGGCCCTGACCCCTCTCTGCGTGACTGGCTCCCAGGGCGATACCACCATCCTGGAGGTGGTTGCCGCCCAGGGCGACACCCCCGGCCTGATGCCTGCGGCGGGACTAGCCCTGGCGGCCCTGGGCACGAGCGGCAGTGCGGCGAATGGCCACCTGGTGGGGGCGGGTGTGATTGCTGGCGTCAACACAGCGGGCTTCACGTCAGGAGCGCCGCTGTTTGTGGCCCCAGCGGGCGGCATTACGGCCACCCGTCCAACGACTGGCCTGGTCCAGGTGGTGGCCGTCGTCGGGAGAGTCCACGCGATCACCGGCACGGTCGTCGTCGGCCCCGGCCCTGCACTGGCCCTGGCAGCGTTCTCCGGGGCCTATGGCGACCTCTCGGGGCGGCCCACGCTTGTCAGTTCAATCAACGGGCAGACCGGGGTTGTCACGTTGGGGACCGGGGATCTCGGAGAGACAGGCGGCAACCTGTTCTTTACAGCAGCGCGAGCGATTGGCTCGGTGTTGACGGGCTTTGCTGCTGGGGCGGGCACTGTTGCAGCTACGGATTCAATTCTTCAAGCAATTAACAAAATAGTCGGCAACATTGCCGACAGGGCGCTGACAGGCCTCATAGCTTCCTCTGGTCTGACGATGAATCCCAACCGCCTCGCTGGGCGCATTTCGGCGGGTGTTGGAACAGTAGAGGAGGTGACTCCTGCTGGCGGAATGGTGCTCATTGGCGGGAATCTGGTGCCAGGTGAGATTGTTAAACTGGTTGTGTCAAACATAGGCGAGACAGGCATAACGACCGGCAACTTCAAAAATGAGACTCGGATAGATCGACCATTCACACTGCTTGGCCTTTGGTGGAATTGCCACCCCACCGCGATGGGTAGCGCCAGCACTAGCGACGCTCGCCCATATATCCGCACTGGCGCGGGCACTACGTCTGTTGGTACCAAGACAAACATCTTGACCACCACAAACAGCATCGCCTCCCTTGCAACTTCTGTTCACACAGTAGATGCAACATCAAGTATCAACGGCGGCGAGATCTCTGGCTCTGCTGGAGATTGGCTTGGCGCTGATCTGATGTCCGTGGGCACCGGATCATCCGGGCATTTTCTAACTTTCATCCTTCGCTATTCCTGACCATGTCCACCATTGTCAACCCTGTTACCGGCGTCGAATACTACGAGGCTTCGGGAGACAGCACAAAGCGATATGTCGCAGTAGAAGCTGACGGAACAATCAGAAACCCGGCTGGTGACAAATGGCCTTATGGTGATGGCTTGCCCCACACGCAGCCGTACAGCTACTACGAGCTGGTGCCGTTTGTTTCGGCTCCATACGACTCCGAGCTGTTCATTGTTGACAGCGAAAATAGCGGCTGGAGCCTGAAGCCAAAAGTCGGTGGTGCACCCGTAGGCCACCCGCAGGGAACGTATGAATACACCGAAACAATCAAGCGTCGCAACGTGGATGAACTGAAGGCACTTGCTAAAGGATATGCTGACCGCTATAATTCAGAACTTTGGCCACAAGAAAACGGATATACCGAAAAGCTGGCCTACGCCAAAGAACAGATTGCCGCAAACAATCGCTTGCCGCAATTTACGGACCTAGTTGCACGGCATGAAAGACTGATCCAGGCATCATTTCACAATGACGCCAGATTGCGCCAGCTTTATGACGAAATTGATGCGGCCGGCCCGGATGGCGTGATAGATTTTGTCGTCAGTCAAATGGCCACAGAACAGTTTCCCGAGGGCTGGGTCAATGGAATCGCGCAATGACCTGCGACTGCCCCCGCCATGGATCCCACCAGCCGCCGGGAAAGTGGCTCGGGAGGTTCGGCCAGTGATTATCGTGCCACGGCGCAAAACGTCTAATTATGATTCGGACGCACAAAACTATATAGACCGTCTTGCAGTTGCAAGCGGCCAAGACATAGAGGAGGATTTGAAAAAAATCATAAATGATTTGTTTGTGAGTCTAAAGGCAGGGGCATATCTGCAAAAAATGCAGTCAGCAGCTCTTTTGGCTGGCCCTAGAACAATGACCACGATTGTACCTTTGCTGCCAACAATGCCAACCCCCGTCAGGGCTGGCACTTTGGCTAGTTTCACGTATAACCGCAAAACGGGCACTTCTGGCGGCGGAGCAGGCTATATCAACACAAACCTGAATGATTCGGCGATGGGGCTTAACGATGTACACCTGGCTACGCATACGTCAAGTGGGGTGCCAGCAATGGGGGTGATTGTGACAAATGGAACAGTGATGGCAAACGGGTTTGTGCGAAATCGGACCACGGCGGCCGCGGCTCATGCGGCTGGAGCGGGTTTCTTTGCAACCGCAAGAAACAACTCTGCAAACTATACAATAAACAGCGGAGGCAGCGATACTACAGTAACGGCCGCTAGCACAACAAGAGAAAATCTCTCGCATTTTGTATTATGCAGAAACGCTAACGGTTCGCCAACTTTCTTTAGTACAGCGCCGCATACTTTTTACTCCATTGGCACGGGAGTAGGCTTAAGCCTGCCAGGCTTGAGAGCTATTGTTCTAACTTATTTTAACGCTCTTCAATTGCTGAATTTGACATGACAACAACGCGATTCCCCTGGAAATTTCATTGCGGCTTCAATACCTAAGCAACCATGAAACATGTTCGCAAACGTGAAGCGCAGGCCGCCTTCAACGCCGGACCCGCATCATCTCCATCCGAGTAGGTGAACCACCGTGGGATTTTGGGGGCAACAGCCAGCACCTATCAAGCGGCCGCTTCAGGACGAGCGGCTAACCGGATACCTGCGATGGGTTGGCACTCTCTGCAGCGGATTTAGTCTTTTTATTCTTATTGGAATAACAGGCGTAATAGTTTCATTGAGAGATGGCCAGATTAGGATGGAGCTTATGTTTAACGAGCTTGAAAAAAAAGTGCAGAAAGGAGAGGACGTTAACGAGACGCAAAGCCAGCTACAGCAAAAAAACATTGAAACAGATTTAAGACAGGATCTTGCAATTTTAGAAATACAAAGGAAGCTGTCTCGATGAACTGCCGCCAACTACTGCAACGTGGGTTTGTTGGCTGCTGCCTCATGGCCGCTGGAACCGGCCTTGCCGTGGGGTTCAGTTGCGAGCTGCGCCAGCGGCCAGATTGTCGGGAGCAGTGGGACCAAGGCGGCAAGGTGGCCCTGGCCGCCGCTGGTGCGCTTTCTACGGCTCTGGCCAGGTTTGGTGATGCCGGGGCTGAGTAGGGCTGATGGGGTGGAGGGACTCCCCTCGATCCGTCAGCAGCTCCCCTCGATCGGGGCAGGGCTCCCCTCGATCGGGGGCGACAACAGGGCACCAACGGCCCAGCGCCGCACCTCCTTGAACCGCTGACGCCGCGTTTCGGGTGAGTTGCTTTTGCACCACCCTTCGTTGGCTTCGACAACTTCCCAAGCCAACGCCCGCGAAACGTCAAACGGTTCTGTCAAGTGATCAGGAGTCACATCCTCCTCCATAGGGTGGAAGTAGAGAGGAACGCTCTCTGCCCCCCGGAACCGCCGCACTGCGCCAAACGCACAGCAGCAGCCCGTCTCCTCGTCCTCCAGTGCACCAGCCGACAGCTCAGGTTCTGGCAAGGCATCCAAAGCGTTGACCAGATCCCGCAAGAACTGCTGGCCCCGGCGGCCCCGGATGGCGGAGCGAAGGGCGCCAGCCCACTGGCCATCCATCCACGGCTCCCAGTCGTCGTCGCCTTCGTAGAGACGGCTCATGATTGCACTCCCTTGGCGGCGCGGTGGGCCAGCAGCGCAGCCCAAGCGGCCTCGGCCGAGGGCCAGCGGGTGCGGGCCAGGAAGTCGGCGGAGCGGTTAGACGGATGAGGCTCAGGCTCCCATTCCCCGCTGAAGTTGAGGCAGAGGCTGCCATCCCGAACCGCCCATCTCTTTGGTTCAAGACTGGTGGCCTGGATCACCACGTAAGCACCGCAGTCATAGGCGGTGGCTGGAGGCAGGGCTGGCGCGGAGGGGGTGGGCTCGATCGCGGCGGCCAGCGACTCGACAGCCGGCAACACCTGCTCGGGTTTCATGCCATCCCAGGCAGCGGCTTGCGACTCCTCCCTCGCGTCTGCCATGGCCTCCTTTGATGCGGCAGGGGCGGGGTTGCTGGTCAAGCAGACGCGGAAACCCCCGAGGCAGTCGCAGAAGTCCGGGAGGTCCCTGTAGCGGTAGGCCGAGCGGCAGAACCGGGGATGGTTGACCCAAGAGCCGCCGCGCAGAACTTTGCGCTGATCAGCTGCAGCAGACGCGGAAACCGACGTTGTTGCCGCGGAAGCCCGGGTGGCCCCCGCCGCGGCAGGCCGAGCGGCACTCGTGGGGTCCACTAAGCCGGGATCCGCCGCGCTGGACTTTGCGCTGATCAGCTGCAGCAGACGCGGAAACCGACGTTGTTGCCGCGGAAGCCCGGGTGGCCCCCGCCGCGGCAGGCCGAGCGGCACTCGTGGGGTCCACTAAGCCGGGATCCGCCGCGCTGGACTTTCCCAGGCGCTCCTCTCCCGCCGCCCAAGCGCTGCCATCCTGCGGTGCTCCCTCAGCGCTGCCATCCGTCGGTGCGCCCTCGTAACCGTGGTGCCAGCCATCCAGGCACCATTCCCATACATTGCCGTGCATGTCATGGAGGCCCCATGGGTTTGCCGGAAAGCTGGCCACATCCGTTGTTTGCTTCCGATACTTATACGCCGCGCAGTAGTTCGCCAGCTCCGTGCTAATCGTGTCGCCAAAGTGAAACGGCGTTGTGGTACCCGCACGGCAGGCATATTCCCATTGCGCTTCACTGGGCAGGGTGTAATTTTTGCCAGTGCGTGCACTGAGGCGGCGGCAGAATTCGATGGCTTCATGCCAGTTCACTTGCTCCACCGGGCGATCGTCGCCTTTGAAGTGGGAGGGGTCAGGATTCAGATCCCGCTCCACCTTCGGCCAGCCGGCCACCTTCCGCCACTGAGCCTGAGTGATCGGGGTCTCCCCAAGCCAAAAGGCCTCTAAGGTCACCTCGTGCTGAGGGCCTTCATCGGAATCACGCCCTTCCTCCTCCTCCGGCGACCCCATCAGGAAGCTACCGCCAGGGATCGGCACCATTGCTAACCCATATTCCCACTGCGCTTCTCTGAGGGGCTGGGTGGGAGAAGGCACGGGGCAGCCTGCGCGAATCCAGGCAGGGAGGTAAGCCCCGGTATGCGTGGCATGGGTTCCGTATCCGGCCGCAACCAGGGCGGCGGCAAGCCTGGCTCGCTCCTCCTGCTTGATTGCATCGGGGTTAAGCGGTGTGGGCCAGGCTGAACTGATCTGATCAATTAGATCTTGAAGGCTTGTCATTGGATTGGTTTTGGTGTAGGGCGATTGTTTACAGGGTTGCCGGAGCAAAACCCCGGCGCATTTACAGGACAATTAGCCGTCGATCACTCCACCTCCCCCAGTGCCGCCAGCCTGGCCTCCATCTGCCGCAATGACCACTCAGGCAGCTCCAGCGGCTGCGATGCCACGTCATAACCGGGCCAATAGCCTGAGGCGTCGCAGTCCACGACCTGTCGCAGTGCGGCATAAGCCGCCTGGCGACCGAGGTTCATTTCGCGGGGGTGGGTGACCTCGCTGATGGTGTGGCCGCTCACAAACTCAGGCAGGGGGACAGCCTTCTCCGAGGCGATGAACTCGAATTCCAGCGGGACCGCAACAAGCGCCCCCTCGGAGAGCCCCAGAATCAACTCCACCGCAGCGCGGCACATAAACACCGCATCGTGGTAGAGGGCGGCCTGCATGAGGTAGCCGAAGTTGGCCACCTCCTTCCCAAACCCTTGGGCGCCCGGCCGTGCGTCCTTGGTTCCCTTGAGATCACCAATCCACAGGCGCAGGTATGGGCTGGCCAGGAGGCGCAGGGCGTCGATCCTGGCCTTGATCCGAACGCCCAAGGCGGGGTGGATGTAGGTCAGGGTCAGCTCATTCCCGCGGCGATTCTCCGGGGCGTCGGTAAACAGTGGCCCGAACCGTGGGTGATTCAGAACTGAATTAGCCAGCGCTGCACCAAATCCCGCATCTTTTGCGCTGATCAGCTCTTTGCCGGCATTCTCGGCGTCAAACTGTGACCAGAATTCAGCCGCAACGCTGATGGATGTCAAGTCAGCGGCTTCTTCTGCCGTGACAGGCTTTTTGCCTGGATTCGACGCCTCCCAATCCGCCCACTTTTGCCATCTTTCTTGCACATCAAGCCACTTTTCATAGGTGGCAGATGTTTCATTTTTTGGCTTGGGCGCTTCGACCTGCTTTTGAGTTGGGCGCTTTGGCATGTCATCCGGGATGACGCCAAGATTCTTTATGTCAACGCCAGCCAATTTTGCAAGCTGCGCTTCTGTTGGCCGCTTTGGCGCGTCTTCGGGAAAGATGGCGTAACGATCGCCATACTTTTCAGGCTCCAGCAGGTGGCAGTGGTGAAGGTCGCCGTGCAAAAAATGCTCTTTGCGCTCCCTTGCGGGCCTGTTGGGATCGCGGAATTCCAGCCACGCTTTGAAGGGGCAATGCGACCAAACCACCTTGAGAAGGCTGTAGTTGTAGGCCGGAAGCTGATCGTAGGCTTCACGCGGAAGCTCCGCAAAGGCTTGAGGGGCGTCGGTCAGTTCGATTCCCCAGCGCTCTGTCCATTGCGCTTCGGTGAGGAGTGATGCGTCTGCGGGAGTGGTTGTCATGTGAGGTTTCTCAGGGAAGTTGCAATGGTCTCAAGTCGGCAAACTAGCTGATGCAGTTGCTCTTTTTGAACGGCAACAAGGTCTTGACCGTTTATGCGCTTAATTGTTTCTTCTATGCTTGTGCAGTCAAGGTTAAGTCGACACAAGTTCATTGGTGACATCATAAGACACCCCTAAGGATTTCAAGCTGCACGCGAAGCTTTTTCAAGCTGTCACCGCGCAGCTCCCATACACGCGAACGGGCGAAGTTCATTCTGGCAGCAATTTCTGTATTGCTGCATTCCGCCACAGCTTCATCATTGCCGGTGATCGCATAGGCAGCCCTGAGGACTTGTGGTCGCTCGCCAGGCAATGCGTCAACGCAGGCACGGATGAGGCTGATCTGCTCCTCCCCAAGCAGGGAGGGCTCTTCTTGTGGGGCTGGCAGCATGTGCTGAAGCTCTGTATCTGTGCTGCAGTGCAACAAAGCATCCAGACTCAGTGTGCGTGTTCTGAGCGCAAGGTCAACCAGCGCAGAATTGACGCCAGCTTCTTTTGCGGCTTCTGCCATTGTCAATGGCAAGTCATTGGAAGCAGCATTCGCCTGAATTTTTTTGATTTTTGCAATACTTTCTCTCATGTGGCGCGGGATGCGAATAGCGGTCGATTTGTCCGCTATTGCCACCTTAATGCGCTGGTTAACGTGCCAATAGGCAAAGGTGGAGAACTTGTAACCCCTTTCGGGATCAAACAGCTCAACCGCTCGATTCAGGCCTAGCGCTCCCTCCTGTGCTAGGTCAACCATGTCAAGGGATGGCCCTGCCCTACGGGTGTTTTTGGTTGCCAAATTGACGCACAGTCGCATGTTGGCGGCCACCATTCGATCCTTAGCCTTTTTGCCACTTCGCAGAATTGCTCTCAGCTTTGCCTTGCTGAGGCCTTCTGCGGCCATTGCAGCGGCTGCGGCGTCTGTGCTGTCTTCAAGGCCTGGAAAGGCCTCGATAAGCCTCTGTCGCCGCTGCACGAGCCGTCCCAGCTCGATCTCTTCGCGGCTTGTCAGGAGTGGAACACTGCCGATGTCCCGGAGATAGTCGCGGATTGAATCTGGCGTCATCGCTCAATTCTCCGCAGTTCTTGCTCCAGGCGGGCATTGTCGCGCTGGAGGCGGTCGTTGTCGCGCTTAAGGGCAGAAGCAAGACGCAAGAGACTGTCCACCTCTTTCTTGATCAAAGGGCTTTGAGCCGTTTTGCCGGGGGAGAGGCGAGCGGATGTGCGGCCAAGTCTTCGACCAATTAAAAACGCAGCAGTGAACGACAATGCTGTCCAGATGATCAAAAAAGCAAAATTAGTGGTCATCGTCTTTAATTGCAAAGTGGTCTTTGTTGGCTAGATCTTGGCAGGCTTGCCGGAATCCGAACGATGCTGCAAGCCTCAATTCAAGGTTTTTGTCGCCTTTCGCCTGCTCAATTATTGCAGCGATTGGAACATCAAGATCACGAAGAACTTGCATTAACCCAGCTCCATTTGGCCAATGCCGTCATCTTCAGCCTCTTCCGCCGTTGAGGCTTCAGCAGCTGGCTCAGGCTCAGGGGTTGCGACGGGTTCGGGCTTGCTTTGCAGCTGCGCGATCTCTTCGTCGCTGAGGATTTGGTCGCCAGCTTGGCTGTTGCCTTGGTCCCATTGCGCCTTGCTGGCTGGCCTTGCCAGGCCACTCATGATCGTCCGTTGCTGGTCTGCGGGGATCCCCTGCAGTTCGGAAGCCCCAAACGTCGTGAGCACGTCGGCCGTGAAAGCCGCAACACCGACGGGAGACAACTGCCGTTCGGCGGCCGTCATGATCACCTGAATCTGTTGGGGTGTCAAACCAGCGACTGGGGCAGCGGCGGCGGCAACGGCGGGCGCTACGGGAGCTTGCTCGTGGCCTGCCTGCCCCGTGTTTGCGTGAGCTGGGCTAGCAGGCAACAGCGGCTGAGAATCCTCGGCGTCACCGTCGCTGATGGAATTGCCGGTCATCATTTCGTAGCAACGCTTCAGAAGTTTTCGCGTTGCTTTTCCGATGTACTGATCAGCCGTGCCTGTGCTGTTTTCCTTGATTGGGATTGATGCTTGAATGTTTCGCTCGCTTCCATGTTGTTTCCATGTTGCGCTGCATTCGACGATTACTCCGCCGCTTTTTGCCATTGGAACACCAATGATTGGGCGGAAATCAGCCACAAAGTCAAGCTTTCGGATTAAGCCTTCAAAGCCTTCTTTGGTGCAGTAAAAACGCCCTGCAATAATGTTGAATTGATTGCCGACAAGCTGAAGACCACGAAGAGACGCTTCGATGACAATATCTTTGACAATTTCATAAGGATATGGTGCATTGTATTGGTTAGTTTTGAAATTCTTGATTTTAGGGTCTTTGTCGGTCCTGAATCCGATTGGCGCATCTTGAAGCGCGATGATACGCGCCTTGATTTGGGGATCGTCAAACAAAGTTCGCAGTTGCTCGATGTTTGCGGCGACTTCAAGTTGGGCCAAAATAGACCCACTACTGGCAGCCGTAAAGCCTGTCACAGCTTGCGTAGCGGCTGCTTCAAGCGCTGATGCGGTAGCTTGAGGAATGACCGCCAATGGTTGAGCAGCAGATTTTGCTACGGACGCGGTGTCGCGCCGCACGATTGAATTTGTCATAAACTTGACCAATGATTGATTGCCCTTTTGGGGCTCCCACAGCTTACTTCGACCAGACACGCCAATGTTGCACGCTTGCAACATTCCGTAACATAACGGCCACGGGGCGGATGTGCACAGCAAAAAGCCCCCTGCAACCAGCAACGGGGGCTTTTTGGATGGCAAGCCATCAGGTGGATCTTACATCACCGCGATGCGATCATTCGTCGCCTTCACTATCCTCGCTGGCATCGCCTCCAGCAATCGGCACCAGGCGGATCCCGCCGCGCCCCAGCTTGATCTCAAATTCATCGCCAGGCTTGAGGTCGAGCAAGGCGGTGTAGGCCTTGCCCACCATGAGATTGCCGTTGAACTGCACCTTCGTGTTGAAGCTGAGCTTGCGACCGGCCTTGCCCGGCTCAGACCCGCCGCCGCCCAGGTCGAGGCCTTTGGCGCCGAGAAGGGCTTCGTAGAAGGCGGTGAAGTTGAGGCGCTCCGTGCCGTCCTTTTTGGTGCTGACGTAGCCGCAGGCACGCACAAGGTCGGATTTGCTGACGTCGCCCAGCTCCTTGACCTTGGCCAGGAGTTCAGCTCCCTCAAGGGCGAGGGATGGGGCGGAAAGTGTGGCGGTCATGCCAAATTATCGTGATAGACAATAGCAATATAAGGCATGGCCTGCACTTTTCGGGGTTGTGTCAGCTCTTTTTGGTTTTCTTGCGGCCAGGCTTAGATGCCTTGGCCTTTTTGCTGAGGGCGATGGCGATGGCTTGCTGTCGGCTCGTCACCACTGGGCCGCCCTTGCCACTGCGCAGCTCACCTCTTTTGTATTCGGACATCGCAGCCTTCACGGCTTTCTGCCCCTTGGCCGGTCGCTTGGCCATGGCTCATCAGCATCTGCAGGAGTTTTCCCCGCTGCGATGGCTTCGATGCGGTCAACCTCTGTCATCAGGGCCGTGAGATCGGCTGTGATCTGGCTCAGGTCGATTTCGGAAATCACGCAAAAGCGCAAGGCCTCCGCATTTTGGGAGGGGAGACCTTGCGCAGTGTGTGGGGTGATCAGAATTGTTGCTTGTCATATTGATCAATTCCCCAAGGGATGGCGTGGCAACACCATTCAAAGTGGAAATCGTACTCCGTGCAGTCGGCTTCCCAAAAGTCAGCAAACACCGAAAACTGTGCAGCGGCTTCCCTTGCGGCGTATTCTCCGTCGTGGGCAGCAGAAAGAACTTGCTCCACAACTTCAAGCCAAAGAGCTTCCTTTTTATTTTCGTCCCAATCATAAGTGCAACTTTCAAAGTATTCTTTAATCCGAGCACTGAAGGCATCAGCAGAGTATCGCCGTATTCCGCCGTTTTTGTCTGACGCTAAAACCTTTCCCCCCCAGTAAGACAAATTGGGAGAATGACCGCGAAAGAAATTAAACATATCTGGTGTGCGGCTAAACAGAAAACTTCCCATGTCGCCCGTGTAGCACAAATGACCGGGCCAAGTGATTAGGTCGAATCCCATTACAAATGTTCCGGGCTTGGCTAGCCTGATGTGTCGATACAAGCCGTCATCTTTAATGATCTCAATTTGATGTTCTTTGACGTCGCGAGAGAATCTTTCGGCGACGGTTGGGTCTTTAATTGGCATGGTGATGAGTGGTGGATAAGGGAATGCGTGCGCCAGCGCTTATGGGGTCACCTCCCGGTCCCGTGGATCCACCCAGCGCAGGCCGATCAACCTGAACAGCTCCGGCTCGGTCCTGGCGGGAACAACTGTTCCATCGGCGCGGCGGAGTAGACCGCCCTCAGAGCGGTAGCCAGCCTGCACCCAGGCCGGGGCCAAGACCGTGCGGCACCATTCCGACGAGCCGGTGCGGATCGCCCGCTGAAGACCGTAGCCGTCGGGGTGGACCATGAAAAGGTCTAACTTCATCCCCTCAGGCAAGATCCGTTGGGTGTAGCGGCAGGGCAGCTCGCCCCGGACCTTTTCCCACTGGTTCACAACCGTGGCGATGCCAGACTGAAACAGCGGCGAGGCGTCGTACGGCTTTGGCACGCAAACGATCTCACCGTCACCGATCGTGGGCCGTTCGCGGCGGATACTGCCGGCCAGGCTGATGACCTCGCAATGCGGCTCCAGCCGCAGCATTGCACCAACAACGATGTGCTGTGCCTCCTCCAAGGGGATGCGGGCGCCGGTGCTCATGGGGTCACCCCCTTTCGCACCATGCGGCCCTTGGCGAACCGGCACAGGGCCGGGGGTATGGGGTGGGTTGTCATTGCACTTCTTCAACTGTGGGAACAATCAGCGGGTGCCTCGAGCTGGCTTCGCTGGCCTTTTGCCTGGCCTCTTCAAAAGGCAGTGGCTGACCACGTCCGGTCTTGCCGGTCACGGTAGATACCCAGCAGATGATTCCTTGTTTTTGGGCTTTCGGATCCATGATGCTTTTGGTGATGTGAGTAGTGAGCGGTCAGGCTGCGCAGGATCAACCCTGGGTCTTTGCAGGCGACCGACGGCGCCGCGCCGGGCGAGGCTTGCGGGGTGCTGGAGGGGCTGGAGGGGCAGAAGGCAGGGGGAGCGTGGCAGGGGTCACACCGCCAATGACGCAGGTGCCATTCAGCGAAAGCATCTCGGCGGGCTTGGCGAGTGCAAGGGCGGCGATAACCGCGTCAATCGCCTCACTGAGAGCCTCGTAGTGCGGTTGTTCGCCTACGCCCCAGGAAATGGCCCACAGGGCGGCAAGGGTGTCGCTGGCGCTGTTGATTGCTTGGCGCGTGCGACGCCCGAGCCAGTAGGTGAATTCGGCTGCTGTGATCAGGAAGGCAACAAGGGAAATCAAGTCGCGCGCAGTCAGAACGGGTTTCATTGGGAAGCTCGATTGTGAATGGTTTGGTGGTGGGCGCTCAGGCCTCTGCCACCTCCACACAGTAAGGCCAACCTGGCGATCTGTCGAGCGATCAGGGCTGGTTTCGCTCAAAAGCACTGCAAACACTAGCCTTTAGTGTGTTACAGAATGTTGCGATTCGGGCATACGCTGGCTTGTGGTAGCCAGGGCGCGTATTGATTGCTATACTGGCAACGACCAGCAATCACACCATGGAAGCCACACCTGAAACTCCTGCGACTGGAGCGGAATGCCTCATTCCGTTTGAGGGGGAGCTGGAAAACGCGGAACCTGCTTCGGAAGCGGTTCTTGCTGTTCTTGATTTTTGCGATGAACAACCCCTTGCTTATCACGAAAGGCTCGACATCGCAAGCGCCTTGATCGGCGACGTCATTCAAGGATTTGAGCAAGACATTTTGACCTACGTGGAGGAAACGCCTGCGGCGGAAGTCGATCCTTTCATCGTCGCCAACACGTCCCAGGTCATTGAACGACTTCGCGTGGTCAGTGAAACCCTGAGCACTGTGGAGGTTGAAGATGGCGAAGAGGAAGATGGTGAATTTGATGAAGAGGACTTGACGGGCTGATGATTTGATTTTTAGCCATTAACTTACTTCTTTCACGAAGGACACCATGAGGCCGCGAATTATTCATTCTGTAAACGGGACGATTGATGCTAGCAAGGTTTCTCATGTCTCGGAAATCAAGGAATATCACTCAGACTTTTATTCTTTCTGCGTAAATACGAAAAGCGAGTGTGGGATAAGTTTTACCTCAAGCGATTTGGGCAAACTGCAAGCAATTCGCCGGCGCCTTATTGGCTTTGTCTGGCCAAATGCTGATGTGTTTGATTCAAGTAAACCAACCGACGCCAGCGACAGCACTACTACCTAATAGTTTTCAATTGACCAAGGACGCAATGAAGCAGTGCTAGCGCATCTGCTTCATCGTCGTTCACTGGGTTGTAACCACGAAGTCGCATTGCGGCAATCACAAGATTTTTTGAGGCATTGCCTTTGCCGGTTGCGTGAAGCTTAATTGTGCCAACTGGCACTCCCTCGTAAGGTATTTGATATTGTTCACAAAATGCGGTAAGATGAGCTTGGAAACCACCATAAACATGTGATGCGTCAACGCCTTTGTGCTTCCTAACTTCCTCGTAAGCGACCTGAGTGATTCCGTGCGAGCGGATCTCCTGCAGCCATCCTTGGAACCGAAGGAATCGCATCCCACCGCCATCGAACCGCCCATGCTTGAAGTTCTGGCTGCCGCTGACGATCACGCCACTCGATAACCGCATGGCCCAGCCAGTGTTAATGCCCAGGTCCAGCGCAAGCACGCACGGACAATCCTGTGCCCCTGGAGAGGGGCAGCTGCCGCCACCCACGCCACGGGCCCCCCTCCCGCCGCTCACAGGGCCATCCTGGCGTTGCTGGCGCATTGTTCGGCTTTGTGTTGGTACTTTCATGCTGCCCGAAGCCCTGCCGCTTGGCGGTGGCGGGCCCCGATGGCGCCAGGCTGGTTGTTGACCACGTCCAGCCAGCAGGCCACCACGTCATCCACCTCCCTCCCTTGGCGAACCTCAAAGGCCACGCGCTCCGCGCTGACCCAGATCAGGCCTGCCCGCTCGATCGGGATCCCCGCATCCGCCAGGGCGGCCACGGAGGCCCCCAAGTCAGACCACGGAGCCTTGGGGTTGGTTTGCGGGTGTGCTTTCCAAATCGAAACCGCACTCAAAAGGCCGTCCTTCCGCGAGCGGGTGAGCAGATCCAATGTCACCGCAGCCTGGTGCCGAGGCAGTGCCAGATGGATCAGCGAGCCAACCACGTCAAGCCCGCCCCACATCGGGTGGGCAAGCAGTGTTTCAATCCCAGTCCTTGCCGGATCCCAGCGGCTTGCCGAGGGCTTCCATGGCGTCTCGCGCCGTTTCGGTCCCCAGACGCTCTGCACATAGCTGGCCGCGGCCAGCCGGGTGAGCTGGCACCGTGCCGGCGCACCGGGGGAGGGGAAGGCCAGGTCGATCAGCAGCTTGACGGGTTCGAGCGGGTATTCCTCGCCCTCCCAGTCGGTCAGCCAGGCTGGCTTGCGGCATGAGTACATCCCGCCCGACGGTGGGGAGGCGTCGCCAACGATCCAGCCGTTTTCAGTGGTCACCATCGGGAGGAGCCTCCAAGGAGTTGGGCCACCACGGCTTCACCGGGGGGAGGGGCTGGTGTGTTGCCTGCCAGCGCGATCTGAATCAGCTCATCCGCCAACTTGCGGTTGCGGAGCACCCACAGCGCCGCAATGTTGTCGTGATGAAGGGGCCAGAAGCCCTGAAGCGCTCGCTCGAACAAGACGCGGCCTGATGCGGACTGGGCTGCCGTCATGGTGGTTCCCGGATCACCCTTGGCCCGCACCCGCTCCACCTGCTCCGCGACTTTCTGGGCGTGAGCGCGAAGCTCTTCCGGGCTCAGCATTGACGGGTGCCAAAAGCCGCTGGCCGTCAACCGCCTTGCCGTAGCAGGCGCTGGCGGTGTCTGCCTTGCAGGCCCTGAATCGTGGAAACGGTCGGGCTGGGACATCCGCTGGGGAAGGTCATGGCGCGGGCCGTGCTCAAGGATCACCAGGTCGGCGTTCACCTCCTCCCCGCGCTCGCGCCTGGTTGCGCGCTCAACGGGGAACACGTACCGCAACAGGCCGATATGCAAGGCCACGTCGTTTGGCGGCTGAGGGTCCAGCAAGCGCTGCTTCACCGCGAACGCCAGGGATGCTGGGGTCAGTCTGCTTTTTGCCGCAGGTGGCAAGGTCTCCCATGCCATGGCCAGTGCTTCCGGGGTCAGCGCCCGTTGCATCGGGAGCATCTCAGCCAAGAAGCCCATTGAGGCCGTGAAGTCAAGGTCGCTGATCATGAGGTCGCCTCCGCGAGAATTAAGCCGCTTTGTTGTGCAGCCGCTTGCGCGGCCTTGGCTGCTTCGTTGCGCCGAATGATCTCAAGCGCCCCCTGAATTCTTTCTGTGGTGGTGGGCTTGCGGCTGAAGCCTGACCCGCTGATTGGAGTTGCTGAGGCCTTCTTGCCAAACAGCTCCCACTTCGAGTGGTTGATGGATTTCCAGCCGGCTGCCGCCCCGGCCTCGAGTTGATCTCTCAAGACTTCAGTGCCTCCCTGGCTGTCGTCCTGAATTTTTTGGAGCTGGCCTATGAGGCGGTTCCAGGCGGTCTGTGTTTTCCTGCCGCTGCTTTCGGGCCAGAAGGCGAGGATTTCCGCCTGCACCGGCAGGAGGGCCGCCGGGATGTCGTCAGCGGTTGGGTTGAAGCGGGTTGCCCTGGGTTTGGCTGTTCGCGTGGTCTTGGCTGCCGGCTGCACGGGCTCTGGCGTGGGTTCCGGCTGTGGCACTGGCCCCCACGGCGGCACCGGCTGTTGCGGCTGGGGCTGTGCGGCTGCTGGAGGGGGCGATGGGCATGGCCGGATCAGGAAGCCGTCCCGATCATGGCACATGCCATCCGTTGCCCAGGGATCGAGCGCTTCCCCCGTCACGGGGGGTAAGGGGGGTTCTTCTTCTTTCTTCTTCTTGTTCTTCTTCTCTTGATCTTCTTTAAGTGCATCAGGTGCACTAGCCCCGTGCACCTCATGCACTAGCCCTAGTGCACCTGATGCACTAGTCGCTTGGTGCACCTCATGCACTAGTGCATCTCCTGCACTAGTCACAACCCCCCATCGGGCATCCCAAATCGTCAGTGAATACCGAGTTGAAACCTTGCGGCCGTGATTGCCGACGGTGCGCTCTCTCACCACCCAGCCCTTCCTTTCCATGTCCGCAAGCACGTTGCAAACCGCACGCCTGGACATGCACGCCTCTTTGGCGAGCAGGCTCAAACTGGGGAAGATGTTCGGGTAGTGGCTCTGCAGGGTCCACAGCAGCCAGCCTTCGAGAGGCGTTGTTTGTCCCCTGAGCCAGTTCGGGAGGGCTGTGAATGTTGGCGCTTGTGCGCCGTATTCGGTCTTCATGTAGGATTGATGGGTTGAGTTGATCTAAGCGGTGAATTAACTGATTCCTCCTCCCTTCGCTTGGTGGCATCTGGGAGTGGAATCCAGGAGGCCCGGTCAAAAGCCGGGCTTTCTGCTGTCGGGCCTCCGGTGCCAGCTTAAGCCCTGCGCGTGCCAGGTCAGTGCCGCCGGGCAACCATTGCGGATCAGGGCTGGTAGATTGGCCCCGTCCTTTTCGAGTCTAGGGCGCGGTTCAGCAGCTAAGCCCTCGACGCTCAACAGCCCCTGCAACTGGCAGATCCCTGTCACTGCAGGGGTTTTTAGTGTTTTTTGGTGGGTTGTACAACCTTTTAAGGTTTCAAGGGTCGCAAAGGTTGTGCCCATGCGCCAAAAGTTGTGCCAAAAGTTGTGCCATCCGTTGTAGGGTGGCTAAGATCCTTGTCAGGATCGGCTTTTTCCGTGTCACAACCTTGGGACCAGCAGCCGAACGAGCGCGACAGCAGCTACCGGAAGTTTCAGCAGTATCTGGGGCTTGGCCCTCGCCGCACCGCGACTGAGCTTGCTCAGCGCCTTGGGCTTTCGCAGCAGGCTGTAAGCAAGTTGGCCTTGTCCAACAACTGGAATTCCCGCGCCAAGGCCTACGACATCGCCCATGGACACGTTGAGCCATCCAAAGCCCCCCCCCCCCCCCCCCCCCCCCCCCCCCCCCCCCCCCCCCCCCCCCCCCCCCCCCCCCGGGGCCGCCGCCCCCCCCCCCCA